TCACAGTTTACCTCCCACAACTCCAGAGTGGACAGAAGATGGTTCAGGAAATCCTTCCTGTTTACCTTTCAAATAAAATCTTGTTGAATGAATTACGGTTTCTTTTGAAAGTCCACTGACAAGTTCAGTACCATCTTTCAAATAGGACTTCCAAAGAAACCGATCCTTGTTCACACGGAAGCAATCATCAATCCAAAAATCTTCACTCATTAGTTATATCGATAGTTAATGTTGTCTTTGATAGTGTTGTAGTCACTTTCACTACCAGCCATCATACCATCGTCTGAGAAAACTTCACTATATCCACTTCTTTCGATAATCTTTGACTTAATCTCTAGTTGTTTTTTCTCTTTCTGGATCCTTCTCAGGAATGCATAGTGAATGATTTGAGTGAAGTATGCAAAAGGATTACTAGACTTCTCAGGATCAAAGTTGTTGATGTACTGAACACAGTTCTCAATACCATCGCAAATCATGTCATCCTTGAACATGTAATTTACGAAGTTAGGCTTGTAAGACAAGTGAGTTGCAATCTTCAGGAAACACTCACCAAGATAGTTTGTGATACGGGGTTTTGGTTCTCCATTCTCAGCTGCACGTCGAACCATAGCCTTGTATTCAACAATGGCAATCAAAAACTCTTTGTTGTTAACGTAGTGTTCTGATCTGCGTCTCTTTGTCATTACAGCGTACATGTGTCATTGATCCTTATAATCATGTAGTTATTATATCAAATTTTCTAAAGCTTGACAAGCCATGAAATTCTGTGTACAATAACTCTGCCAGGGTTCAAGAGACAGCTTTAAGAATTCTCTTTTAGCTTAAAGATTCTTTCTAAGCTTTCTCTGGCAGTATCAACAGAAGAGATGTATCCCATAGAAGTAGATACACCAACCTTCATTGCAGATGGCTCTTCATTGTCCTTATTTAGAGATCTCACCCACTTCTTATATGTGGAGATAATCTCTTCATCATCACATCTTGAATAGAACATAATATGTTTCATTTCAATACAGAAGATCCTATCTTCAGTAAGTTTCATCCATCCATCTACTTTGTAGAAAGAAAAGTTACCTCTTCTTGATGGAATTTCCTTGATAGTACAAGGATCAATAATCATGATAGCTCTGGTTTTTTCATCATAAAACTCTTCGACTTGACCGAAGATCTCTTCACCTGAGATTAATTTGATGACTGCGTAAATATCATTCATGTTTGCCTCATCTTGATTGGAATGATTTCATAATTAAAATTCTCTTCATTGTAGATTTTTACTCTTTCAATGAGATGATTTAGTGTGTAATTCTTTCTTGAACCATATGTTGTATCATCCGCAATATCGTAAAGAGTGGCTTTTGTTTTATTGTTTCCTTTTCTCAATACTCTTCCAATCGATTGCAGATTCCTAACCCTAGACTTACTAGGAGATGCAAAGACTACGTTGTGGAGGTTCTTGATATTAATGCCTGTAGAGAAAGTGCCGTATGATGCGACAATAATGGCATTATCTTCTTTCTCAGTAATAGCTCTTATTTCTTCTCTGTGTTCGGCATCAACACCACCATGGACAAAAAATACTTTTCGTCCCGTTACGGAGTTATTTATCAAATTGAAAATTACCTCTCCATGACTTTCAACACGACTGTAAAGAACCAGTGTGTTTCCTTTGAGATCTAATGCAAGATTTTTAATAAAGTTGTTTCTCTTCTCATGTTGAATAATAAACTGAACTTCCTCCTCAAAGGCTTCAAACTTATGTGGATCATGTTTGATGAGTAAGATCTTGATATCAAGTTTTGCAAGATGACCTTTCTCAATCAACTCATCGGTACGAATGATTTTATATGCGGGCCCAAACAAACCTTCCAGAACCCACTTGTGAGTTTGTGTTCCGTCTAGTGTTCCTGTAAAACCAAATCGATATTTTGCATCACAGAGTTTGGTCATGATACTGACAAGAGACTTAGACTTGAATAAGTGAGCCTCATCTCCAATCACACAACCATATCTTGCAAAGAACTTTTTATCCAACTTGTAGATTGATTGCCAAGTTGTGATCGTTACTGGGCGATTATCATACTTTTCTTTACCCGAATAGATCTTGTGACAATATGATTCTGCGTCCCATCCATAGTCCTCAAAGTCCTTGAACATCTGTTCAACCAGTGATGTTGTAGGAACCACAAGAAGAACATCATGCCCTTTGTCAACCATATATCGAACAATCGAATAGATCATCATCGACTTTCCAGAAGCCGTGGGAGAGATGAGTAACTTTCGATTAAATCTCAATGCATCATGAACACCTTCAATCTGGTATGGTCTTGGTTCATACCTTGTGATGGTTTTCATATAATCACCAACACCTTCAAGAGAAACCATCTCGTTCTCTTCGAAAGGTGTTCCGTAAAACTTATTATCTGTAAACTGGTATTCGTAGTTGTATCTTCGACAGAAGGCTACAAGTTTGTCAAGAAGACCAACGTAGATCTCACCAGTTTGTGTGTTGAATAATCTTATTTTGCCGTCCCAATACTTGTTTCGATACTGGGGCATGAACTTAGCCCCAGGGACATCGAAAGTGAACTCATCACTGAGTTCGTAGTAAACATGAGGTTCTGCCTCAACTCTCAGGTATACTTCATTTTTCTTAGAGATACTAATCATATCCACGAATAAACTTCTGCCACTCAATAGCATTCTTGATCTGGAACGTCCTGTTCTGGATCGTCTTGATAATATTTTCCAAGAAGTCAATCATCGTGTCGTAATACTCAATCTTGAGTTCGGCTTCAGTCAGTTTTTCGTCTGCATCCAGATACCTCTGTAATGCATCCTTTTCTCTTACCTTGTATGGGAAAGGATCGTCGATGTAAACTTCTGGTTCAGCCTTTCCTGAATAATAAAGATGACGTTCGTGGAGAATACTTTGATACCTCTTCTTAGCTCTTGCCCGAAGAAGTCTTAGATCATTGAATAACTGATAGTATTTAGAATGTAACGAAGGGACCACCAAAGAGGCGGTGTGCAATTCATCAGGATCGATCTGGGAATCTTTCTCCCACATCTCCTGAATTGTCTCAAGGTTCATACTTCAACAAAGTTTTTATCAAGGAGTTTGAAGATCTTGTACTTAAATGTTACTGATGCAGTAAAGTAACTAATATCAGTTTGAGTTGCATCAAAGTCAAGAGAGCTCAACGCGACAGGAAAGAGCCCTTCTAGTTTAACATATGCCTGACCTCTCAGGTTACTGTTAAGAATTTCTAACGTACCATCAGAGAATTCTGCATGAGGATTTTCTCTATCACCAATCTGGGGATAGTAATCATCATCTTGTCTCAGGTCAATGAATTGTTTTTGGCTATCTGGATAACCAAGTCCAATCATCCAGTTATAGATCTCGCTATAATTTTGCAGGTCTTCATCAACAATAAAGTTGACACGAAAATCGTCATAGACCAGTTTGTCCCCAGGAAGATCAATGTCCTTGAGGTAAGTTGGTTGCAATGCAGTCCCTAAAGTGATGCCTGGCAAATTTGCACCTACCGACAGGAAATCGACCTTAGGACACTTATTGATTTTTAATTTAAATCCAACAGGTGACAGAAAGTTTCTGTTTGATACCTGTTCTAAACAGGGATTACCAGCCATGGGCTTTTCTTTGTATTTAGGCTAAAAGAGGGGGTCGAAACCCCCTCTTCGCACTTCCTTCACACACGATTATTTAGACTACTTCTTCTTACCTCCATTCTTAGCCTTTTTGGCAGTTGCGTTGCCTTGGTTCTGTTTAGACTGACCTTTCTTACCCTTATTTGCGGACTTGGCCATTGGAGGATGCAAAGAGAACATTATATTTAGACAAAAAAAGACCCCCTTTCGGGGGTCGGTGTTCTCCAGAAGGAGTATCGATCACATCAGGTTGGTAACCTTGACGCGACGATAGTAACGGTTGGCGTTCTGCTGCAGACGGCCCAGACCTTGGGTTGTACCCTCGGCGAATGGGTTGGCGACCATGCCGTAACGGGTCTTGAAGCCGATCTTTGGCTGGAAGCTGTTCTCACCAACGGCGCGAACCATTTGGAGAGGAACGTATGGGCAGTAGAAGATACCAGCGTCATAAGGTGAAGAACCCTTATAACCAACAACGTAGTAGTGGTTGGCTTCAGCACCACCAGAGGCGGCATAAGGATCGATGTAGACGCGGTACTTACCATTGATTGTACCAGCAAAGGTGTTGCCAGTGTCATCAACGTTCAGGTTAGCGTTCAGGGCAGGGGTGTAATCAAGTACACCAGCCATGGTCAGGGCAGAGGCGACATCAGCAGAAGTGATGATGACGTTACCCTTTCCTCTACGAGTTCTTTGTGCGATTGCGTTAGCGTCGCGCTCGATTTGGAACAGCAGACCCTTGAACTTCTCAACGGACCAACGACCATTGGAGTCAACGTCCAGGTCAAAAGTACCTTGGGTAGCAACGTTAGCCTGAGCACCAGACTCAGCAACCTTGTAGATGGTACGGATGACTTCGCGGTTGATTTCAGCCAGGATCTCAGTTGACAGGATGTTTGCCAACTCAGCCTCGGCGTTAAGACCGTGGATAGCCTTGAGGTCTTGGGCGAGTTCCAGTGAGTACTCAGCCTTCAGGGCACGTGACTTTGCAGTAACGGTGACCTTCTCGATGGAGAAGCCCATCTCGCGGAAGGCATTCGAGCCAGTTCCGTCAAGAGCTTCTGCATCACCAGTGACCATACCCTGACCAACGTTGTAGAGGGCCTGGGCGGCGTTGGATGAACCGAGAACAGATGGGTTAGTACCCGACTGAGCAGCGGTTGTACCGAAACCAGCGTTACGGGAGGTGAAACCAGCAGTCAGGTCAAGACCTGCGTCTTGAGCGGAGAAGCCGGAATCGGGCTCGTTGAAGAACGCTTCGGTTCCAGTTGAAGGATCGCGGTCGGTTCCGTACATGGAACGCATTGCGAAAATCAGTCCAGTAGGACCGTTCATTGGTTGAACGCCTGCGATATCATAGGCGATCAGGTTAGGCATTGAACGTCTGATCAGTGAGATCAGAACGGGATCGAAACCAGCGGTTGGGCCACCAGCGGCCGAACCACCACCAAATCCACCACCAACACCAGCGGCGTTAGCAGAGTTGGTTGGGGTTTCACTCAGGAATTCTCTTTCTTCGCGCAGGAAGCGCTCTTGGTTTTCCAGCAGGCAAGCGGTTACCGCTCTACGATGGGCGTCCTTGATATCTCCAAGGCCTTCATGATTCAGAAGAGGGGCCCACTTTTCCTGCAGATGCTCTGATTGGAACATTTGCTGTTTACCTAATGTTAAGTGTTTACGGGTTTGATAATCTTAAATTCACTTCTTAGTGACTTGGTTCAAGATGTTCATGTATGCAGCCATAGAACCTGAATAATCAGGTGCGGCTTCTTCTGTTAACATCTTTTCCGAAGTCTCTTTCTGGACTTTCTGACCGAAGTATGACTCCTTCAGAGTGACCAGTTTCTCACGATATGAGTCTTCACTTTCAAACTCAACACTCTCGGCGAGTTGGGCGAGCTTCTCTTTTTGGCTCAGGGCAAGACCCTCAGCAACCTCAGATACGATCCCATCGGCAACCGACTCAGCAAGACGGTGATTCAGGGAGACATTTCTTTCGATCTGCTCGTTGAGTTTAGTCTCCATTTCATCAAGTTTGTTTACCATGCTCTCGACAACATCGTATTTATCTTCAGGGATTGATACATAATGTGCTTCAAAAAGTTCCTTCATGCCTGAGAGGAAGCTCTCAGTCATTTCGGACTTAAGACCGTGCTCGACGGCCAGTTCATTCTCTTGGAGCCATTCGTCAGCGACGTACTCCAGGTAACCGTCAACGCGCTCTACCAGAGCAGCCTTGACAGATTCGATTTCTTCTGCGATACGCTCTTCGTTCTTAGCTTCCATCTCTTCTGCAATTTGTGCAACCTTTGCACTGATTGCAGCTTCGAAGATGGTCTTAGCCTTCTCTTGGAACTCTTCGGTGAGTTCTTCACCAGAGAAGAGAGCGTTCATATCTTCTTCGATATCGTACTCAGGAGTTTCGTCAACGATTTCTTCGATGACTTCTTGAGTTTCTTCTACTTCTTCTGGAACCGAAACAGGTGTTGCACTTGTTTCAGGTGCCATCGCAGCTTTTGCTCCACGATTAACAACGTCTTTTACAGTTGCGACCTTTGGCTCACGCAGTTTTGCGGAGTCATTATCCGATCTGTAATTGTCGGGAGTAGGGCCGCCGAGATCCTCATAGGAACCAGCCACCGATGTATCCATCGGCATACCAGCTTTAGCGTTAGCATTAACGGCAGTCTTGGATTGCGCAGTGCCTACTTCCATTTCTTGTAAATTTTGACCACGGGACATTTGAACTCTCCGATTAAGACTTTATAAGTGTAATTAATCTATCTTTATTTATAAATTAGAGATTTCCCAAGAAGTCTTGGAAAAGTCTCAGTTTGTTCTCTTGCAGCTGTCTTGAGTTGACAAGAGTATTGATCTGTTTGTATGTTTTCTCTGCATATTTTTCGCGGAGAATTCCACCGTCCCAGACCCACTCTTTACCTTCCATAATGCCATCTACGAAGGCATCTGGGGCAGAAGGATCTGCAACGATATCAGCGGCTGTGGCGAGCATAAAATCTTCACCAACGATGTTCACGCCCTCATTGTTCATGCGGACTGAACCAACACCGCGAGAAGAAACACCCAGTTTGACACCTTCATCAAGAAGGGACTTTGCAATGTTTCCCATCGGTGTATTTAGGATCTTTGCACGACCGATGAAATTGTTACCTTCACGAACCAGAGAAGTGATCTTGTGTGATACACGATCCAGGTTTACGGTAGGTCCATCAGGGTGACCCAGCTCACCAAGAGCACGACCCTTTTGAATGAAGGCTTCGTTGTAACGACCGACTTCCTTCTCAAGGGTTGAACAAGGATACATTCTTCCGTTGCGATTTTTCATATCGCCTTGGAGGAAAATACCTTCGATGTACAGGTTCTTTTTACCGTTGCGTTCTTCAACGATAACTTCTACCTGTTCGATTTCTTCTCTGATCAGTTTCATTTTTCTTATTGAGTGAATGCGATTTTTACAACTCTCACATCTCCACCAGTTACATGGACGAGATCATCAGGTCTCTTAACGACGATATCGCTTGTATTTTGCAGCATTGTGAAAGTTGAGAACCCAACAAACCCAGAGGTTTGAAGACCAACTACAACGGTTGCACCAGAAGTATTGGTAATTCTTACAACACTGGCATTGCCAACACTGGTGCTGTTACCAATACCTGCGGCTAAATCCGCCTCATTTCCTAATGGTTTAAACTTAGCCATCCTCTTCCTCAGTGGGGTCTTCTTGGGTTACGTCATCTTCATAATCAATTTCATCACCAAAAAGATCTGCAGCAACTACAGGTCTTCCAGCTTCAAGTCTGTCTGCAGATTTTGCAAACAGGATGTCCTTGATCGCATCACTAATTTCATGGGCGGGTGCGTCTTGCAACACCAAATCAACAAATTGTTCAGAATCCACGATAATGTAAGTACACTACAAATTATTTATATTTCGCCACCTTCAGGGGCTTCAACCGCAGTTTCATCAACTTGAGGATCTTCAACTGATGGGGCTTTGTTTTGCAGATCCATTGCGGCACCTGCAAGTTCCATTGACTGCATCATGAGAGGATCTGGATACAAACCAGCCTCAATTTCTGCAGCGATCAGTTTATCCTGATCAACGATCTCTTCATCAGTTTGACGAAGGATCTTACGTCTTACATAATCTTGTGAGAAATACTTACCAATGTATTGTTCGGCTTGTGCAGCGTTATTAATACGTTCTTGGAACAACTCACT